CCTATCGTGGCAGATTCAGCTAGGCCGGAGACTATTAGCCACATGAAAAAGAACGGTTTTCCTAAGATTATGACCGCCGTTAAGGGGCCAAAGTCGGTAGAGGAGGGCATTGAGTTTCTTAAAAACTACGATATTGTGGTTCACCCTCGTTGTGTACACACAATTGACGAATTAACGCTATACAGCTATAAACAAGACCCATTGACGGGGCGAATCCTGCCAGTGCTAGAGGATAAAAAGAACCACGTAATTGATGCTTTAAGGTACGCTTGCGAAGCTGTAAGGCGTTCCGTTGCGGTAAAGCCTGCCAGTTTCACGCCAATTGCCACGGCGCACCGTTGGTAATACAATCGCCGTATATTAGGATTTAACTATGGCCCGAATCTCAAACGAACAGCGCACAGCAAACATTCACGCCGATGCCCTTGCTCAATTCGATGAGTTGCAATCCGCGCTAAAAGATGAAAGGCTCCAATGCCTGCAAGACCGCCGATTCTATTCGTTAGCAGGGGCGCAGTGGGAAGGGCCACTCACTGACCAATACGAAAACAAGCCAAAGTTTGAAGTAAATAAAATTATGCTGGCCGTGATTCGCGTGGTCAATGAGTACCGCAACAACCGCATTACCGTTGATTACGTGTCTAAGGATGGCGAAGAGAATCCCAAACTTGCAGAGGTATGCAACGGGCTGTACCGCGCTGATGAGCAAGCATCCGTTGCCGATGAGGCCTACGATAACGCCTTTGAGGAAGCTGTAGGCGGCGGCATTGGGGCTTGGCGTTTACGCGCAGCATACGAGGATGAGGGCGACCCTGAGAATGACCGCCAACGCATTCGCATTGAGCCTATTTTTGACGCTGACAGCTCTGTATTCTTTGATTTACAAGCCAAGCGCCAAGACAAAGCGGACGCAAGATATTGCTTTGTTGTCACTTCAATGACCACGCAGGCATATAAAGAGACATGGGGCGATGACCCCTCAAGCTGGCCAAAAACCGTTCACCAACACGAGTTTGATTGGTCAACGCCTGATGTTGTTTACGTGGCTGAATACTTCAAAGTAGAGGAAAAGACCGAAACAATCCGCATTTTTCAACCTATTATTGGCGAAGAAGAGCGTTATACCGAGGCAGATTTTGCAAACGACGAGACGCTAGAACAAACATTACTAGCTATTGGCACGAAAGAAGTCCGACAACGCAAAGTTAAAACCAAACGGATTCATAAATACATTCTTTCAGGCGGCAAAGTTTTAGAGGACGCAGGTTATATCGCTGGCAAGTGCATCCCGATTGTGGTTGTTTACGGTAAGCGTTGGTTTGTGGACAACATTGAGCGATGCATGGGGCACGTTCGCCTTGCTAAAGACGCGCAACGGCTTAAAAATATGCAGTTGTCCAAGCTAGGTGAGATAAGCGCACTATCAAGTATTGAAAAACCGATCATGACACCCGAACAGGTAGCGGGGCATCAGGTAATGTGGGCTGAGGACAATCTAAAGGATTACCCCTACCTTTTAATCAATCCAATCACAGACCAAAACGGCAATCAAGCCGTAAGTGGGCCAGTTGCTTACACCCGCGCCCCTAATATCCCTCCGGCGATGGCTGCTTTGTTGCAGATTACTGAAACCGATATGCAGGACATTTTGGGCAATCAGCAAGGCGCGGACAAGATGATAAGCGGTATGTCAGGCAAAGCCGTAGAGATGATTCAGACCCGCGTCGATATGCAATCGTTCATTTATATGTCTAACTTTGCTAAGGGAATGAAACGATGCGGTGAAATTTGGCTATCAATGGCAAAAGAAATCTACGTCGAGCAAAAACGCAAAATGAAAACCCTATCGGCCACGGGTGACTCAGGCGTGATTGAACTAATGAAGCCTGGCATTGACCAAGAAACAGGCGCTATGGTTATTGAAAACGACATTACGGCGGCAACCTTTGACACAATTGCAGACGTTGGCCCATCAAGCTCAAGCAAGCGCGAGGCAACCGTCCGCGCATTGACTGGCGTTTTACAGATGACTCAAGACCCTGAGACCCAGCAAGTTCTAACCGCAATGGCAATGATGAACTTAGAAGGCGAAGGCATGAGCGATGCTAATGCTTATTTCCGCAAGAAACTGCTAAAAATGGGTGTTATCAAGCCAACCGATGACGAGACCCAAGAACTCATGGCCGAAATGCAAGGCCAACCCGAAGACCCGAATTCTGTATATTTAAAAGCCGCAGCAGAGGAAGCCGAAGCCAAAGCAGCCCAAGCACGGGCAAACACTGTCAAGACAATTGCAGACGCAGAACTCAGCCAGGCAAAGACAGCCGAAACCCTAGCAGGAATCGACCAGCCCCAAGAACAACAACCTGCAAAACTTGACCTTAATGAGAGGAAAATAGAGCTTGAGATTATTAAAATGGAGCGAGAGTTACAAGTCGCCGAGGAGAAACACGCCATAGAATTAATGAACGAGGGCGTGACAATGGAGAGGGGTGAGGATGGCAGAACCCGCGCACGGTCAGAAATAGACGTAAGAAGCGAGCAAATGGGCAGTCAAATTTCCGAAGCTGTAAATTCTTTAAAAGAGGTTGTTCAAATGCAAGCCCAGGCAATACAATCGGCGGCAGAGCGAACATCCGAAGCGCAGACAAAGACAGCGGCTATGCTTACTAAACCCCGCAAAATCGTGCGGGAAAAAGGCAAGATAGTTGGAATTGAAATTCAGGATTAACAGGAAATTAACATGGAACCCACGTCACATACGGCACTTTCATACGCTCTTTCTAAAGTGCCTTATGGCCTTGCTGCCTTATTTATGGGCATGGGTTTTATTTTTTTCCGCAAAGAACAAACCATTCGCACCCACGGCAAATTGGCTAGTGCAGCAATAATCGGCGGCGCTTGCACGGGTAGCGCGGTCATCTTTGGTGGCGCTTTGGCGGTTTATTTAGGCATGGACCCCAACGATGTAAACACCGCCACGGCTATCGGCGGTGGCATCGGTTTGATTGCAGTTAGTTTGCTTATTGCCTTAGCCAATTACCTAGATAAGAACGAAAACAAAGACATTGTTGAGTTGGTTCACGATGTTAAGGCGGCGGTTACAAACCCGGCTGACAAGCCAGTCGCAAAACCCGCTGCTAAAAAAGTAGTTCGCAAAGTACGGGCTGGCACTAAATGATATTAGACCAACTTTCGTTTTGGCTCATTACGATGGGCGTGATTGAATTGATCGCAGTCGCAGTGGCAATTTTTGTAGTATTTCCCGCTGGTCATGATTTGCACGCAGTCCTAAAAGTAGGCTTTGCCGTTATGGTATTTGGGCTTGTTGTCCAACTTGGCCGAAGCCTTTATTACTTGCAGCATGGCAGCTATCCGGTAGATGTGTACTTTCCTCTCTGGATATCCAAGGATATAGGCGCTTCAATTCTTATTTACTATTATGCGTTTGTACATCAAAGAGGTACTAAATGAAAACCGTTTCCATAATTCCAGTCAAAGCATTCACCAACACCGGCAAATTGACGCTTGCCACACAACTAAACGTCGAATCAAAGTATGACAACCTTTTCGACCGCGTAATCTTCGGCTATTTGCTGCTCGACGCCGAAAATCAAAGATGTGGTGAATCAACATTTTCACTCGTTGGCCGCGAAACTTATTGCACTTGGGACACCACACCCGAAGGCGCATTCGAGATCGTAGCCGCTGGCATTGGCGTTGAGATTGTCCTCGGCGACACAGAAAGCAAAGTAGCTTTCACGGAGATTTAAGCGATGGCATTTGCACGCACCACAGCAGTCGCAGGGGTGGGTACAGTCTCCTGCTCTAGTACGACAACCGTCACAGGCGTAGGTACGGCGTTTGCCTTTGCAATTGGCGCAACACCTGCTTCCGGCTCCCCTCGGGTGGGTGGAACTATCACCGTTGGTGGTGTTACCAAGACTATTACTGCTATCGCTTCTGCTACCTCTTTAACTGTTGATTCAGCCTTTGGAACGTTTACAGCTCAAGCGTTTACTTGTCAAACAGGCATCACGCAAACAGGTACGGACACAATGAATCTGAGCCTTGGTTCTGCCACAGGTTTCACAATCACAAACCGAGGCGACCTCTATCGCACGTTTGATGTCGGCGGTCAAGATTTATATATTCAAGGCACTTTGACAGTAGATTCGAGGGTTGCACAACTACGCAATGATGGTTCTTGTGCAAACAGATTTGAAGTTATTGGCAGCGCAGCGGGTGGACAGATTATTTTCAACGGTCGCAAAGCAACGGCAGCGAACGCACCCTTCCCATATCCGGGCTTCGATTGGCAAGGAAACAACGGCAACAAGGTTATGAAGCTGGTAAGCACCAACGTGCTTTATCCCGCCAAATTTACGATGGTTGACGCTTGTGTGCGTTATGGCGCTGATTGGCTGACAACCGACACGGGCAACTTTTCAACGATTACAACCTCTGGTGATATATGTTGGATTCTTTGCGCTCGTGGTACAGGAACATCTCAAGCCCGTTTGCGTCAAGATAACACCACTGCATCTATCAACTTTACGGCCACAAAAACTTATGTTGGTGTGTGGCTGAACTTTGGTGTGCCTCAAACTAGTTTGGCTGGTTACACACCAGTTGACACGGACGGGCCAGAGATTAACTTGGCATCGGTTGCAGTGGCTTCACGGATTGTCATTGAAAATTATGTCACCACCTACATTCTGGCTTCGTATTAC